CAGCCATCTTCGGGGACGTGTTCTCTCGACTGGACCTTGCGGTCTACGAGGGAGATATCGTCCCGAAGCACGGGCCTGGGTCTACTGCTGAGCGACTGGGAAACAATTCCCGGTATGCCCAGCAAGAATGGACTTCCAGGCTCGAGAGCACGTTCCCGTTTCTTGAAAACGGGCTCCCCAACTACCGTTGGTGGGATGTGCTTGATCAAGTCGACTTCAGGGAACCCTGGGACGAGCGACCCGTCAGGGTCGTATCCGTTCCCAAGACACTCAAGACCCCACGCATTATCGCCATCGAGCCGTCCTGCATGCAGTATATGCAGCAGGGCTTGGCCGAGGTGATTGTGGGCTCCATTCAGGACGACAAGGTCCTGAAGGCTCTGGTCGGCAACCTGGACCAGCTCCCTAATCGGGAGCTTGCCAGGCTCGGATCCCGAAAGAGGTCAGTGGCAACACTTGACCTCTCCGAGGCATCCGACCGAGTGAGTGCGCGGCTGGTCCACGAGATGCTACGCAACTTCCCTCACGCGAGGGAGGCTGTTTTCGCTACTCGAAGCCAGTTTGCGGACGTTCCTGGCCATGGGGTAATTCCCCTAGCCAAGTTCGCCTCCATGGGTTCAGCACTCTGCTTCCCCGTAGAGATGATGGTCTTTATGACCCTCACCGTCATGGGTGTGGCAGAGTCGCTAAGGCGTCCGGTCACCCGTGGGCTCCTAAAGGAGCTTGTGGGGACCTTGCGGGTGTACGGGGACGATATAATCGTCCCCACGCCTACGACGCAAGCCGTGATCGATCACCTCGAGTCCTTCGGACTTTTGGTGAATCGTGGCAAGAGTTTCTCGGAGGGTTATTTCCGAGAGTCTTGTGGAGGGGACTACTACGCGGGTGGGTTGGTAACCCCAATCCGCGTGCGCAGTACGCTTCCCTCGTCACGGCTCCACGTTTCAGAACTGATCTCCTGGGTGTCCCTTCGCAACCAGCTTTGGGAAGCTGGTGGCGGGGGCGCATTCCTCCGGTCTATCGACTGGATCGACGGTCTTGTGAAGCCGCTCTTGCGAGCGTATCCACAGGTTCCGCCTGGGAGCTCAATCCTTGGGCGTTGGAGCTATCAGCCTCAGGTTGACGGCTTCAGCTCCGACACATTCGTTCCCCTTGTCAGGGCCGAGTGTGTCGAGTCACGTCTGCCTCTCGATCAGATCGAGGGACATGCAGCGCTCATGAAGTTCTTCCTCAAAAGAGGTGACTTGCCAGTTCACCAGAGGGAGCACTTGGAACGTGCAGGAC